ATCATATTAGCTCTCATTGAAACCCACTGAATGTTTCCCTGAATGTATCCTAATGTATTATCTATTCTATCAATACTAGGAGAGACATCAGTAGACTTTGGCTTACCGTTTCCTGTACCTACTTTAAACAGAGTCTTAAAGATAGGGCATCTTTTATCTTGTGGAAAAATGCTTTTTAAATATTTTGCATCAACAGTGCATTCTCTATCTTCTTCTTTAGATCTTGATCTTAGCTGTGACATTTTTGAATTAAAAAATTGAAAATTATCCATATCTCGTTTCGCTGCAGCAGCATCAAGCTTTTGTTTCTTGTAAGCTTTTGGATTT